GGCGCAACCTTCCCGGAACACTAGGTGAGGAGGGGGCGCAGACTATCTCAGACCACATAGCAAAGTTGCCAGACGGATCGGCCATCGTTGAGGTCGGCAGGGACGGCGGCAGGGAGACATTCCTCATTGCCCAAGCGATCAAAGACGCCAAGAAAAGCATCAAATTCTTCTCAATTGGCGTGGGCGGAGACACTGGTGAACTGCACGAAACGATAAACTTTTGTGGACTAGAACGCTTTGTCAAGGTAATTGACGATGATCCGATAGAGGTGGCAGACCTGTTTGAGCGCGACTCAATTGACCTTGTCTTTATCCACCCTAGCACCAAAGAGGCAATGTTTGAGACCGTATGGACGTGGGGCGAGAAGGTGAAGGCAACGGGAATTGTTGCAGGTAAGTGGGAACTCGACTCCCCGATCATTGTGAAGTCCACATGGGGCGGCAGGTTCGTTCGCCCAGGGGTTGAGAAGCAAGTCTGGGTCAGCCCCGCCTACAGCAAGTTCTAGGGGGCAGGCGCCTCTGCTGAGGTAAGACGGGCGAACTCAAGGTCAATCAGCTCACCCTCCGAGAAGACCGCCCTCGTGCCGTCAATGTCGTGATACTGGTGGCGGCAATACCAGCGATCTGTCCCCTTAATGTCAATCATTGCCCCGTGCCCCGCCACGATTGGGCATTCGGGGCCCCAGTACCACCCAGTCCGAACAAACCTCGGGTGGACGTGCTCGCGAAGAACCTCACCGTCAACCCCTGACGGCTCTGGCTGCGGCGTGCCCTCTCGTGGTGTACTATTCATAAAATGGATATTATCTTAGAAGACAGTGTGTCAATAGAAGATGCAGCAGAACCGAGCGCCGAGGAGCTCGTATTGACATGCATAAACTGTGGGGCTAAGATGGACCAGCTTAAGTGCAAACTTGTCTGCGAGTGTGGCTATTTTGCCTCATGCTCAGATTATTACTAGGGAGGCATCATGAAGCAAGTATTTAGCGGGGTTGATCAGGCGCTTAACGAACTTAGCGAGGAGATGCTGGAAGACCAGCGCGTCTGGATCATTGAGCGCTCCGCGTCTGGTTTTTGGGGGATTGCCATCGTCCGCGACCTGCCAGAAGACGAGTGGAAGATTCCAAGCGACGGGACTCCAATAGTGGCCTCAGATACCTACCGGGCAGTTGCCTACCGCCGAGACCTAGATCTCGCTGTCGCAGTTCGGGATGTAACCGTGCAGCTGCGCGGGCTAAACGCTGACAGGTCGGACGCCAGCGCAGAGCAGAAGTTCCTTCAAAGCATTAAGGAAGATCTGGTTTCAGACGCGGCAAAGGAACTAAAGAGTTGAGTGGTGCCGCCGGGAGGAAAGGAGTACTCACCGGCGGCTGCCAAATACTACAACATTTCCTAGGTAGCGCATCGTGTATGATGCATCTATGAGTGTTGAAAAGGGCAATGCGCCAACCGACAGAGTCTGGGCCATATACTGGCTTTACTCCACGCAGTTCCCAATGACTATTACCCTTGACAAAAGAGACTCATTTGACGGGAGCCCGTACCTTGTAACTGTAGGGGACGGATTAGATCCTCTTTGCAGGCTGAGCGACGAGGAAACAGCATGGCTGCTAGCCAGAAAGGTTGGAATTAGATGAGCAGGGTCAACCGAATGCTTCTTATCGTTCCGAGCAGAAAGCGACCGGACGCGTGCCAAGAGTTGCTTAATCAGTTCCGAGAGACATCCGCATGCTCCGACATCGTCTTCGGGCTTGACGATGACGATAAGAGCATATACACCGAAGATGTGCTGAATCACGCGGTAATCAATCCGCGGATGCGCATGGGCGGGACGCTAAACCACATTGCTAGGGACAACAAGGACTCCTACGACTTCCTTGCCTTCATGGGGGATGATCACAGGCCGCGAACTGACGCATGGGACAAGATCCTATGTGACTCCATTGGCGATAAGCCAGGCGTCGCATACGGAGACGATCTTTTTCAGGGGAGCAACCTCCCGACAGCGGTGGTTATGTCCGCACACATTGTGAGAGAGATTGGATACATGGTTCCACCAGTGTTGACGCATATGTACATGGACAATTTCTGGAGAGATCTCGGGATAAAGTTGGATAACCTACAGTACAACCCAGATGTAATCATTGAGCACCTGCATTACCTTGCGGGAAAGGCAGTCAACGACCTTCAGTACCAGGAAGTTAACGCCTCCCATGTGTATGAAAAAGATCGCATCGCGTATGATGAATACGTTATCGCGCAAATGGACAAAGATGTTTTGGCAATTAGATCATGAAAGTTCTTATCACCGGCCACCGTGGCTTTGTAGGAAAACACTTTACTAAGTTCTACCGAGACCAGGGCCACGATGTCTTTGGCGTTGACATTGCAGCAGAAACCCCACGCGAAGCCCGTGACTTCTTTAGAAAAGATGATATCCAGTGGGATCTCGTGATCCATCTCGCAGCAGTTGTTGGCGGCCGAGCGAAGATTGAAGGCGACCCTCTCTCTGTGGCTGTTGACCTTTCCATTGATGCCGAGATGTGGCAGTGGGCTATTAGGACGAAGCAGAAGCGAGTGGTCTACTTCTCCTCCTCTGCCGCGTACCCAATTGAGTTGCAAACCCGAGAAGACCACGTTTCGCTTGCCGAGCACATGATCAACCTTAACGACATACGAAGCCCAGACTTCACCTACGGCTGGTCTAAGCTCACGGGCGAATACCTTGCAAAGTTTGCCGAGGCGGAGGGCGTACGCACGCATATCTTCCGCCCGTTCTCTGGGTACGGTGAGGATCAGGCTCTCGACTACCCGTTCCCCTCGTTCATTGAGAGGGCGAAGCGCAGAGCCAATCCATTTGAGGTGTGGGGTGATGGGCACCAGACACGCGACTTTGTTCACATTGATGACATTGTTGCAACCGTGAACGCAGCGATTGAGCAAGACTATCGTGACCCGTTGAATATCGGAACCGGGCGACCGACATCGTTCCTCGCCCTTGCCGACCTTGTGTGTAGCGAAGTTGGATATAAGCCAGAAATTGTTACACACCCAGACAAGCCAGTCGGGGTCTTCTGGAGGGTGTCCGATCCAGTAATGAGTTTCCAGGTATACCAGCCAAGGATCACCCTTGAAGAGGGGATCAGGAGGGCGCTCTTGACGCCGTAGGGACAAGGGTCTATGGTGTCAGGGAAAGGGGGGCTGTATGGAAGAAGTAATAAAGACATTAGAGTTTACTATTTACAGCGACGACAGCCAAACATTTGAGAGGACATTTACCGATATTTACAACGAGGCGTACGCGCTGCTTTGCGAAAAGCAAGCTAGGTACGGTGACTCAAACATTGAGCAGCTCGGGCTACACGGCGTCATTAGCCGAATCGGCAATGACAAGGTCGCTCGGGCAAAAAAGTTCCTGAACGGGAAAATTGTTAATGGTCAAGTCATTCTTGACCCGATCCCTGACGATCAGGACGAGTCGCTCACTGACACCCTGCTAGATATCGCGAACTATGCGCTGATTGCAGTTGCATTGAATCGCGGTCTCTGGGGGGCGCCAATGGAGCGAGACCTGCCAGAAAGACCAAAGAAAAAGTGAACAAGCAATTCATTGAGGCGCTTAAGGCGGCAAGAAAAGAAGGGAAGATTGACGCAATTCGAGAAGGCATGCGCGCTCTTCACTCTTCAGCCGCTTGGGCTGCGGGGAAGGCGGACGATACTGAGTACCATCGCGGATTGCGCGATGGAATAGTTATTGCAATGGAGGCGATAGGGTATAACCGATGGGAAACGAATCAAGATACGAAGTCTGGAAAGTAGAGCGTAACGAAAGAGGGGAGGGATATAGGTGGGCTATATGGGACAACGAAAACGAAATGGTAATCCTGAGCGGTCTGGCTCCGGACGGGGACAGCGCCGTGGAAGAGGTCAGGAGATCTATTTCCTTTCTGACGACAAGCGTCCAAATACTAGAAGTGCCAAAGCAATGATGGACGGCTGGTTTGGCGCTTCCTTTGCAATGGGTCATCCCAACGCAAGGAAGATGTTTACCGGCTCACAGAATCAAGTAATGAGCGCAACCGAATCAATCAAGAGCACTGTTGATTTTATTTCAAAGTCAAATAGCGTTGTTGAGGTTGATCGGCCAATGCCCGGCTCCCCGATGTGGAGCATCACGGTCAACGCCAAGTTTGGCGGGGTCTCACAAGAAGGAACGTTTGAAGCCCTTAACTTCAACGAAGTTGTGAATGGAGCAATTGGGTGGGCAAACCAGAAAAGAGCGTTCTAGACTCTTCCGTCGCACGGCTGAGGTCTCTCCTTAGCCAAGCGCTTGCCGGGTCTCATCCAAACTCATTCCACGGGCTCGGCAGGGACCTTGACGGGAAGATAGAACTCGTGACAAGATTGGCTTACATAGCCGGAATCAACAGGTCGCTAGAGATTATTGAAGATGAGATGGAGAGGGGAGCAGGCAATGGTAACAAGGAAGCAGGCGATACTCGACATACTGAATCTAACTCCTAACGAGTGGGTCAACGGCGACCGCCTTATGCAGTCGGACACCGGCGGTGGAAGGTTTGGCGCAAGGATTGAAGAGCTCAGGAAAGATGGATTCAATATTGAGGGTCGCCGCCACCCTGACTCACGAAGGGACATTTGGCAATACAGGATAATTAACATCAACACCAAGCGGGCTGTCGGTTTCTGGTCGTGCACATCGTGCGGCGAGGAAGTGACAGCCGATCTCGCCGACAGCGGCGTCGTGAGCGTTGACCCGAACTTTGTTGAGCTCATGTGCCCAAGGTGCAAAAAGCGAAGATTCTTCAAGAAAAACAAGTCATGAGAAAACTCCTCGTCTCACTCGTTGCAATCGCTGTGATGATGGCGTCGCTTGCAGTTCCGGCCGAGGCAAAGACCAAGCAAAAAAAGTATGGGGTCACCTATACCTGGCAACAGTTCGGCCCGATCTTCGGCTGGGCTCAGGATCGGATTAACCAGCCGTTTGGCAGGCTGGACGGAAGGAAGCCATCCATTAGCGGGTCTGGAATAGATATCTATGTCATTGATACCGGAATAGGGGACGAGGACTGCAACGGTCACGGATCTTTCATCAACAGCCTATTCGTTAGCAGTGATTTAGGGATTGTCAAAGAGGCTAATGTCGTTGGGGTTAAGGTTCTTAACTGCAACGGGGTCGGGTCGGCGCAAGACGTCATTGACGGAGTGATGTGGGTGATTGAAAACGCAGACCCATCTTCTTCAATCGTTAACATGAGCCTTGGCGGTCCGCCCTCTGCCTCCGT